AACTAAAAAAGCAACAATTATCTAATGATAAACAATCTGGAGAATTATTAAGACAACAAACAGAAGGTAAAAAATTAGAAAATCAAAATTTAATAGACCAATCACCTTATATAGCAGAGGAAAAATTTCAAAGAAGTAGATTAACTGGTCAACAAGTAGAAAATGTAATGGCAGATATTAGAAATAAAAATGAAATTAATCCATTACAACAAGACCAAATAAGGTCACAATTAAATACATTATCACAAAACAGAAAATATAATGCGTTATTATCAGACCAAAAAATAGGACTTAATCAATTATTAAGTCAAGCAATGGAACAAGCAATTAAATTAAAAGGAAACCAATATGAATTAGATAAATTATCAAATGAATTATCTAATACATTAAAACAAAAATTAATTAGAGCTGGATATAAACCAGAAGATTACAATACTAATCAAATTACAGATTTATTAAAAATATTATATTAATGAAAATATTTTGTATATATTATAAAGGAATGTTGATTATTAAAAATCAAACATTAGAAAGAGCATTAGAGCTATTAAATCGTTCAGAAAATCTTACAATAGGCATACAATTAAATAACAATTAAAAATTAAAACAATGAGAGCACGTAGAAGCTACGGAAAACGTCGTACAAGTTCTTACGGACGTAAAAAACATGGTGGATATCGCCATGGAAAAGTAAAAAGAACATATTATGTATCACGCGGAGGAATCCGCCTTTAAAAACAAAAATTATGGCACAAAACTTATTTAACAGCATACAGCTGATTAAACCAAAAAAAAACGTCTTCGATTTAACGCATGACGTAAAGTTATCAACAAACATGGGGCAATTAACCCCAATTCTTACATTAGAATGTGTACCAGGAGACAAAATTAATCTATCATGTGAAAGCCTTATTAGGTTTGCACCAATGATAGCACCAGTAATGCATAGAATGGACGTAACAATGCATTATTTCTTCGTACCAAATCGTATATTATGGAACAACTGGGAGAAATTCATCACAGAACACAATTCAGAACACGTAGCACCTTACTTAAGTGTTCAGACAGGCACATACACAGCCGCACAATTAAAAATGATGGATTATATGGGTATCCCACCTATACCAGCTGGAGGAACTACAACAAACGTAAGCGCATTACCATTTGCCGCTTATCAAGCTATTTGGAACGAATACTATAGAGACCAAAATTTACAAGCGCCATTAGATTATAAATTAACAGATGGAGACAATAATGTTGATGCAACAAGTAGAGCAAAATGGACAACATTACGCAATCGAGCATGGGAACACGATTATTTTACTGCTTCATTACCTTTTGCACAAAAAGGAGCAGCTGTAGATATACCAATTGGAACATTAGCAGGGGATACAAGAGTAACTTTTAATGATGATGTAACAGATAATACATATACTTTTGGAGCGTTAACAAATACATCAGCAAGTACATATAATTTCATAGGAAAAACAGTTCCTGAAAATGGAACATGGCCAGCAGGAACAACTAGTGGTTTAATAGCAAAAACAAGTGAAACAGATGTTGAACCAGCAACAATTAACGATTTACGTAGAGCATTTAGATTACAAGAATGGTTGGAAAAAAACGCTAGAGGCGGTACAAGATATATTGAAAATATCTTAACACACTTTGGAGTTAGAAGTTCAGATAAAAGATTACAAAGACCAGAATATATTACTGGTGTAAAATCACCAGTAGTAGTATCAGAAGTATTAAACACAACTGGTCAAACAGATGGTTTACCACAAGGAAACATGGCAGGACACGGAATTAGTGTAACAAGTGGAAAAAGCGGTAGCTATTATTGTGAAGAACATGGTTATATTATTGGAATAATGTCAGTAATGCCTAAAACAGCATATCAACAAGGTATACCACGCACATTCTTAAAAACAGATTCATTAGATTATTTTTGGCCAACGTTCGCAAATATTGGCGAACAAGAAGTTAAAAAAGAAGAGTTATATGCATATACAGCAAACGCACAAGATACATTCGGATACGTACCACGTTATGCCGAGTATAAATACATGCCAAGCCGTGTTGCAGGAGAATTTAGAACATCATTAAACTATTGGCATTTAGGACGTATATTTAGTACAGAACCTAGTTTAAACAGCACATTTGTAGAATGTGATCCAACCAAGCGTATATTCGCTGTTGAAGACCCAGCTACAGATGTATTATATTGTCATGTATTAAATAAAATACAAGCAGTAAGACCAATGCCAAAGTATGGTACTCCAATGGGAATTTAATGTCAACAAAGTGTATAACACCTTATTATGTACAAGATAAGTTCACTGGAGATTATATACCAGTGCCATGTAGCAAATGTCCTCCATGTATGAAAAGGAGGACTAGCGGATGGAGTTATAGATTGGTAAAAGAGGGCGAACGTTCTAGTAGTGCATTATTCGTTACATTAACATATGATACGGAATACGTACCAATAACAGAAAAAGGATATATGAATCTTGATAAACAAGATATACAAAAGTTCTTCAAACGTTTAAGGAAACTATCCAACAAAAAAATCAAATATTATGTATGTGGAGAATACGGAACTAAAAAGATGCGCCCACATTACCATATCATTTTATACAATGCAAACCAAGAAATTATTCAAAAAGCTTGGTCCTTAGACGGAAAACATTTAGGTAGTGTACATATAGGCCAAGTAAACGAAGCAAGTATAGGATATACATTAAAATACATGACTAAAAAAGGTAAAATACCCTTACATTATAATGATGATAGACAAAAGGAGTTCAGTTTAATGTCAAAAAGATTAGGAGATAATTATATAACAAAACAAATGATAAAATGGCACAAACAAGATTTGGAAAAACGTATGTATGTTAACATACCAGATAACAAAAAAATAGCAATGCCAAGATATTATAAAGATAAAATATATAATGAGATAGAGAAAGATAAAATAGCTATGTATTTAAAAAACATAGCAGAACAAGACACAGCAGAATTACAAGAACAATTAGGCGAAACATATGAAAAAGTTATGGTCGAAAGACATATACAGCAATTTAAAAAAATGTATAAAGACGCTGAAATAGGAAGACATTATGAAACAAATTAAACATAAAATTATGAGAAATGTTAAAAATTCGTTAAATTACGATTATACAGAGCAACAAGGAGAAGTAAATCAATTACCTTCGATGACAATACCAGACCAAACAATGTCAATACGTACAATAGTAGATAGATATAGTAGAGGTTTACCAGTATCAGCATTTACACCAGTATATGAAGGAGAGGAATATATTCCCGACCCTAGAACATTAGACTTAGTAGAACGCCATGAAATGGCAGAAGCTATAAAGCAAGAAGTGGAGAGTATTAAGTCTCGCCAATGGAAAAAACCACAAGATGTTGAAAACACTGTGGAAAACTTAAAAACCGACGTTGAAAACGTACCGATTTAAAAAATCGGTGCGTATGCAACGTAAGACAAGCGAAGCGCGTCAGAAACAAAAAGCACTAATATTCCTTGATATATTAGTGCTAATTGACACCAAAGCAAAAAAATAGAGCTATATTTAAGGAATTAGGGAACGAAGTGGACGAAAAACGTAAAATAAAAGCGATATATTAGCTGAGTCAATTAATTAAAACAAAAAAACAAAAAATAAAAAGCAATTATTATGGGAGCAGAAGCATTCATACCAGTAGTAGGAGACCTAATCAATGCAGGAAGTACATTAATAACAAATGCACAAAACAGAAAGTTTAGTGAACAAATGTACGCAAGACAAAGAGCAGATGCATTAATAGATTGGGACAAACAAAATGCATATAATAGTCCAAGTCAACAAATGCAAAGATACAAAGAGGCAGGTTTAAACCCAAACCTTATATATGGGCAGATGTCTAATAGCCCAGCTATTAGAAGTACCGATATGAAACATCCAGACTTTGTAGCACCTAAATTACCAAACATTGGAAACGTAATGAACAATTATGTAGATTTAGAACTAAAAAAGCA